ATGGCGCCCGTGAGATCATACCCTTTTTTTTCCATCAGCAAGTCCCTCATCTTATACGTGTGGCCGCCACCGCTATACATGAGGATAGGGGCTGTCCAGCTATTATTCTTGAACTTGTAACGCCACCTTTCAGCATTCAACATTCTGAAATCACGCCCTACGCGGAATCCCAAGTGACCGAGGATGGCGGGGAGTTCCCACGATGGGTGAGCGCCACTCGTGCCTTTGGATTCTTTTGTAGAGTTGGCGCGCCACTTGACGTTCTTCGTCAGGTATGCGTTGAGACCCGACTTGGGAATGAGCCGACCGGGACCGCCCACGGCGCAGATGTACTGGTTCAGAAATTTCCAGAAATAAATAGCGCTCGTCTTCTTGACCGCACCCTTGTATGGGCACGGCGCGTTGATATTTGAATTGAAATAGGCCCGTTGTCTGTTAGACAACGTGGGTAAGGTTTCCTGAAGCTTCTGCCACAGGATCTTTAGCCCGTTGTCCGACGTCAGAAACATGTTGAGCGACGAAAAGAACCAACACGTGAACCCCGTCTGGCCCACGCCTACGTTCATTACTCTATATCAAGTTTTTATTTCTGATGTAAAATTATATGAACAACGTGAACACAGCCATCGGTATCTTGGCCACGAATAGTAAGAATTTAATATCAAAATTCATATTACATCTCAATACTGAAGAGAGAAACAACTTTATGAAGAACGGCACGAACAGAAAAGAGTGGATAAAAAGGTGGTTACGCAACAGGCGCAACTATAACAACGAAAGAATAGCCAACCTAGTGGCCAAGTACAACACCTCGTCGGCATTTAATAAATACGTCAATACACTCAGTAGTATTAAGAACTCCAATATGTCCCTGCGTAGGTTCATGTTACCAATTGCGAGTGGAGGCCCCTACGTGTCTCTGAGCGTCGGTAATAAGGGCTATATTCAATTGGAACCCGTTTGCTCGAACAACTTTAACAGGGGGGTTTATGTACACTACGGCGTGACTAATAAGAAATTTAGAGGCCAGAAGATAGGGTTCAGATTACGCAAGGCGGCGGTGAACGCCTCGCGACAGTCGGGAATTCCTCTTTGGCAGGTTTCACAGAACATAGAACGTCTCGTGAAGGCTGGGAACCTCCCGGTTTCAGGTAAAATTATGAAGGCACTGGGAGCGACCCAGATCAATTACGCACCCCCGTGCCGCGCCGAAAATAAGCGTGGCGCCTATAACTACGCGTTCGTCGTGGGAATTCCGAAGCGCCCGACCCTTAAGAGGCCGCGCTCGGTCGTCGTCCCTAGAAGACCCCGGTCCGTTATGAGACCCCGGTCAGCACACTAGGTGCATTTCTTGAAAAAAATATACATAAAAATATATGAATAGATTGTTTTCAGGAAACTCTCGTAACAAGAATTTCAATAAAAATTTGCAAAAACTTGAGTACATCATCCTCTCTTCCATGCGTCACAATAGCCATAAAAAGAATTATAACGCCGCGGCGACCCTACTTGTGAGTATGATGAAGCCCAAGGTGAATAAGGGTAACATACGGTTCGAGCAGAAAGAGAACTTCAGACGGCAATATGGTAAATTTGCAAACGTTGTGAACAATAGGGCGATTTCAAGCTTTGCACGCAAAATAGCAAACGACCCATACCAGATGAGGTCTTATTTCAATCGGAAAAACAAAGGGTACAGTAATGGCTTTCTAAACGTTCTCGCGGGCAAGCCCCGGGTCAACACGCGTCGGCCATCGTTCGGGCGGCCAATCACCGGGCCAAACCTGGCAAGACGCCCACCTCCTCTACGGGTGAACCTGGCCCGCCGTCCTCCTCCACCGCGTGTGAACCTGATACGTCGCCCCAACCTTTCAAGACGGTCGGGGTCGTCGTGCGCGTTCAAGAAGCTGAACATCTTCGGCAGACCTGTTTGCAAGTAACTATAGAAATCTTGGACATGACCGAGACCTACGGATACGATTCAATTTTGGAAACAAATTAAAGTTGGAAAGTTCATCAGAAACGCACTTCCTGATTTCTTCTGCGATTCGAGTTAAAGTATACATGGCCAGAGCGGGCTTGTTGCCCACCAGCCAGCGCTTCTTGAGAAGCTTCACGAGTGGTCTATCCATATTGTACAGTACAAGATATTTACCTTTAGTCTGCGATAAATATCTTTGACTGTAGTAGTAAATGTGGTGGTTGGCGTTGATCGTCATCGCCATCATGTTGATAATTTTAAAAACAAATTCATCGTTCACACACGTGTCTGAAATTCCCAGGATAATATGGACGTATTGGGACAGTGACGAGCTCCCTGATATTATACAAAAGTCTGTGGAAAATTGGAAACAGTACAGTCCTGAATATGACGTGCGCGTAGTCACCCCCAAGACCCTTACTCAATTTCTACCTGAAAAAGACTTTTCAAAATTCTGGCCAGGTGATATAGTTCAGAGAAAGGTGGACTTGATCCGTTTGTATCTGGTCGCCAAGTATGGTGGTATATGGTCGGATGCATCAATTGCTGTGAAAAAGAACCATTCGGAGATTGTTGGTACCGGTCACGACTTCATGGGTTACTACCGCGAGGCGTTTACAAAAAATAAGGAGAGACCCGTGATTGAGAACTGGTTCTTTGCCGCTCCACAGGGTTCGGATTTTGTTACAAAATGGAGGGATGAGTTTGAGAGGTCGGCGAATTTCAATAAAATTCAAGACTATCTGGATGACGTCAAGGCCAAGGGGGTTGACTTCCAGAACATGTCACAGTCTAACGCAGAGTATATGACTCCATATATATCTGCACAGGTTGTCATGGCATCACATGGTATCAAAAATATGAGACTTGAAAAATCCGATGATGGACCTTTCAAGCACTCAACAAGCGCAAACTGGGACCCTAAGAAGGCTATGGAGTGGTTGTGCAAATCAGATGACCTCCCAGATATGGTTAAGATTTACGGAAATGAACGCCGCGCTGTTGAAGGTGATCCGTCGCTCAAGTGTATGTACAAGGTGTTTGACTAGACCCATACACCCGTTCCCAGGTGTCTGGCATATATGTCCTTGTTCTCAACGGGTGGGAGTTTATTATAGTTCTCAAATTGGGCCCTCTTGAACTGTTGAGTGTGTGACGGGGCAAACAGTTCGTACTTGAGGGTGTGTATGTATTCTCCAAGTTCCTTTACAGCCTTTATAATTACATAGGGACCTGTAGCATACACCACAGTATCATGATTTTTATTATCATCTAAAATTTTAAAGACCCGTTCCCAAAACGGGTGACCTTTTGGACTCGCCATAAGCGCATTTTGATGAGTTTCCATATCGTCTCGCCCATCATGTTTGTACGGAGATTCGGCTATAGACACTTTGTTACCGGGTATGAGGTGTTCAAAGTTATTCACACACTCGTAATCCATGTCCGCATACATGCCACCATATTTGTGTAAAATAAAGTACCGAGCCGCATCAACCCTCTTGATCTGTTGATCATACCCCTTATAAGTTTCATAAAACCATGGATAATCAGTTTTTATGATACTTTCAAGGTCATCGTCGTTCCAGAACATGTACTGCCAGTCGGGAAACTTCTCCTTCCATGAATTTTGGCACAGCTTCCACACCTTGGGCCACTTGGTTTCATCGGCTGGAGCCGTCTGGTGGATGATCTTGGGCACGCCCTCGTCAAAGTTGGATCTATTTGCCAACAAAATTAAAAGGACGACGAGAAGACCCGCTAGCACCACCCACATCCACTCCATACTACTATACGAAATCATAATTTTCTGTGATGCGCGGAACTGAGCACTTGGTGTACCGCTTTGACACCGCATCCAACGTGGTGTTCACGTGCGTCTTGAGCTCTTGGAGAGAGTCTGCCAACGCACCCACGTCTTTCGTTTGAACAAGTGCTTGGAAAAGGTCGTTCAAAACCTCCACATACATGGCCACAACCTGTCGGATGTCAGTCTTGCGCTGCCGAGCCTTCTCACGCTGCTGAATTTTCTTCTTAAAATCATCCTCGCTGAAATCCCCAATCATAAACTTGATACGAAGATCCCTATTATCCTCGCGGATGTTGACGTCGTATCGTGGCATGAGGACCCATTGGCAGTGTGCACGCGATCTATGGGCTGCTGATATAATGGTCCAGACGTGGCTGTTGCGGGCCACTATGCGCATGATCGCCGTCAAGTCGGGAAATCCACCGCACGGCACGTCACCTGGATTGCGCGCAAGGGTTCCGCGCGCTCTCATATACTCGTAATAATGGGGGTTATGTACTGTGTGCGTCTCAACGCGCCCAGTGCGCCAGCTAAACGCCGTGTGACACTGCGTGCACCACATCTGATCGCAACCGTCAATCTTGAAAATACCCGCAGCGCATTTGGGGCAGTTGCGCGAGTCCCGAGCGAGGAGCTGAGCCGTCGCCACATTGTTCGGATCGCACGTATGGTCGGCATCCTTGTCCTTGCCCTTGACCTCGTGACACTCGGGACAGGCCCAATTGTCGCACATACCGCACTTCCATGCAGTGCTCAGAAACCCACGACAGTCTGTGACTGGGCATGCGCGCACAAACTGACGGCGCTCAAGATGGTGGCCACCGTTCATGTGATTGATGAGAAAGTTCCTATGCCAATCTATGTGTTGTAAATCAATTGCGAAGTGCGAAACCACCTTGCGCTGCTCATTGACTTGCTTTTGCCTGATAATTGAGGCTTCAAATTCAGACGTCAAGTTATTTTCAACGGCGATAACTGCCAAGGTGCGGCCGTGTATTTTATTCATAAGCGCAGTTGCTTGGGCTTGTGCAACTTCCACAAGTGTCGCTTCTTTGGTAAGTTCGCGGATGTTCTTTTCCATTTCAACAAATGGCTGAGTAGCTGGCATGAGGCTCTTTTCCCGTTCGTACAATAGGTTTTCACGCCGCCTCTTGTACGTTGTGGTGACGAATTTCTGAGTAAAATTGTTCACAAGGATCTCACGGGACCAACCCTTGCGGCACGACATGCAGTGGGCATCAGCTGAGGTGTCGCACAGGTAGCGAATGTGACACGCCGCGCACGCCGAGAAGGGGCAATATGGGCATTTAATTTGTAGATGTGTTGACTTGTTGAAGGGTTCGCAACACACGTCGCACATCACTTACCCTTTACAGGTGCAGTGGTTTTATCTTGGCGATATGGAGGGACGTACTTTTGGGACGGAGGTGCGGTTTTTATACGAATTCCGTGCTTGGAAATTACAGTAGGCTCTTCAACTTCAAATGCAGGTATGGGGTCATCGTCGTTCATGTCCGCCCAGCGAACTTTATCCATTATTGATATGAGCCCGCATTCTTTTATGCGTCTTGACCCGGCAGGCGCTTCTTCACCGCCTTGATCACCTTGCCCTTCTTGGGAGCGGGCTTGGATGCCGCGGGCCACCTGGCGAATATGAGGTCTAGAGCCTTCTGGCGCTCTTCGGACGTTGCCACTAGCGTCGCCGCTCGCACCTTGGCGCGTTCAATGTACTCTTCGGGGTACCCAGCCTTCCGGTAGACGGCGAGCCTCTCCTCAAGGGGCGGGAGCTGCGTCGCGTGTTTGACAAAGACCCGCGCAACCGCCTCATAGTCCAAGGCGGCCACCTCGGGGCGCACCGCCGACACTCGCGGGGGGTTTTCAGCGAACCACGCCTCGCAGCGAGCCCTGTATGCCGCCTGCTCACCCACAGGTAGCCTCTCGGCTATGAATTCATACTCACTCGGAGGTGTCCATTTAGGACCGACTACATGACGAATAGTGTCGTTGCCAGCGTGCATCTTGTCTACTAGAGAACCCACCACACCTGGAGTGCCTGTGGGGACGCGCCGGCGGGTCACGACTGGGGCCCACTGAGAAACCCGAGTGCCGTTTGCGAGCGTCTCTGTAACGAAACGCGTGCTCTCATAGCGGTGACGGATGGTAGGGCGCTTGAACATTTTGTTTGTCTGAATGACACGGCGTGCAAGCGGACGTGGCGCCCACAGAACACGTTTTTTATATGACCTCTATAATAATGATTGGCACTCTTCTTATACAGATCATACATATTCTCGTAATTTTATTCATATTTTTGACTCCACTTTTTGAGAGCGAATATATGCTCACTCTACACATGGTGATAATTCCATTCATAATGCTACACTGGCTCACAAATCAGACGGTGTGCGCGTTGACAGAAATTGAGAAGATGGTTCGGGGAGAGGCGAGTGACGAAGGCACCTTTTTTGGCCAACTCATGACGCCTATTTATAAGAGCGAGTCGTTTATTGGCAGACTTGCGGCGCCATTTCACACATTCAAAGACGAGGACGAAGAGAAAAGGGCCGTTTGGATTGGTTTAATATTGCTTTGGATCATTACACTATTGCGACTGTACCCCACTGGATTCCACCGACTCCGTCAGGATCTTGCTACTCTGCGCAGCTCGCTCCGCATCTAGTCGTCCTCCTCAAAGACCTCCTCCTCCACATCATCTTCAAAGGCGTCCTCATCCTTGTCATCTTCAACCGCCACCTCCTCGTCCGACTCCTCCTCAAAGGCCTCCTCCTCCACGTCAGCATCATTAAGGAGGGCAGCCAGGCGCTGCTCGGTGGTGAGCTGCTTGACCGGACCGGCAACCGGAGCGCGCACCACCTCAAAGGCCGACTCCTTGGCCTCCAAGGGGTTGCCGTGCGACTCGCACAGGTCGCACTCGCCGTTTGCATTCTCCGTCAGGTCGTGCGTGTGCACCGGCTGCTCAGCCTTCTTTGCCGCCTTCTTTGCGGGTTTGGGTGCCTCGGGAGAGGCCTCACCCAGCTGCTGCTTGAGGTGGCGCTTGCAGAACACCTCACCCTTCAGGGCGGCGAACTTGCAAGGCTCCTTCTTGCTGGTCTGAGAGGTGCAGCACTGCTTCTCAGCCTTGGCCTTGGGTGCCGGCTTGGCAGCCTCACCACCCTCGGTCACCGCCACCACAGAGACCGACTTGGGCTCGCGCTTCTTGTACTGGCGCGGCACCTTGATAGCCTGCTCGGCAGTCTCCAGGTACTTCTTCTGGAGCTCCTCAATAGGCAGGTTGTAGTCCTGAGAGACGCGCTCCAGGAACACACGGTCGCGCTCGGCAACCAGGGCGTTGATAGCGGCAGTGAAGTTGGCCATTTGTGTTTGTTTGGTGTTTTGGTTGTTGTTGGGAGTTGGCTGGCTCGTGCACGACACGATTTTTGCGTGGCGTGGAGGAGTCGGGACTCGTTTGTTTGGTGACTAGCCAGTCAGGTCCTAAACCCTGACCTGGACAGAACACGTTTTTTAGCATTTGGCACCGGTCGGCACATCAATGTACCCATCAAGACCCATCCAATTGTTATAGGCTCTTGGCCATACGACATTATAGTCCCCCCCGCTGTCGTACAAAAACCCTGACGCGCGGGGAGCGAGCAGAAATGCGGCGGCAATAAGTGCCACAAGAATTATCCAGACATTCAATTTCATTTTAAATTAAGGACGGAATTTATTTTCACGGATCCAAGCATTGCATACATATTTCACACCTGAAGATATAGGTAGTCCCGCGTGTAACGCTTTGGGGTGGCACTTGGGTTCGTCTGTCCCGAGAGGTCTGAAGAAAATTGCCGAACCAGGATCAGCCTTGAGTTTGATCCCTCCGTCACAATCTGGGAAGTGAGTTTCACCATCTGTGAATTCAGAATTTAAATAGACGAGAAGGGTACCTACACGCTGACCCCCATCCTTTTCAAAATCAATACACCCCTGAGTCCCGTCACAGCACGCGTCGTGATGGGCACGATAGAACGTCCCGGGTTCGTATCTCACCACTTGCAAGTCTTCACACTCGTCTATTGTTTTACCAGTGAGCTCAAGCGCCTTGGCGAAAATTTTGCGCGCCACTGGATCGTCTTTTGAAATCCACGCCGTTTCACTCGTGCGTGACGCGTCGGGCACCCCCGTTCCTACAACGGCACTTCTAGAGAAATCTGGTGTAGCCTTTTCAATTATATATTTACACTCGTCAGGTGTCAATATATCATTTACGACTTGGGGTGGGTCCCATGAACTCTCTGCGCCTGTAAACCCTCTTTCCAATTTTGGACTAAAAAACCACAATAAAACACAGAGCACCACAAGAAGTGCCCCTATAAGGAACACCTCCTTCATATTAAATTAAACTATTTTTTTCATAGCGCGATTCACCTTGACGGCATTCTTCCGGGCACGACTCAAGTTTTTGAGCACGATATTCTGCAGTAACGGCCCTGCGGCTATCCGTGCGTTTTTCAACCCCTTGTTGCGTTTGGCCACCTTGAGGAGCTCTAGTACACGCTCGGCGTTTTTTTGACCCTTTTCCTTGACTGTACCCGTCAGTGGATTTCTGTGAGAAATAAGACCCTTGTGAATAAACGACCCTGACAAAATAGCTAGAGAGTCTTTGAGTTGATACTTGAGCCTCTGGATGGGGATCCCAATTTTGTATGAAAATGGGAGGTGGAGCATGGAGCGGTCGGAGCGCGGGTACACTGCGAGAGCCGTGTCCACCAGGTCCGTGGTCTCATTCTTGCCCGTAATAATTTGATAAGTAATCACCTGATAAACCTTGCGACCCGTTCCTGGAACCTGAACACGTGGCGTGGAAAAGCGGGACCGTGTGAATTTGTTCACCTTGAGCCGAGCGTTTATGCCCTGATACTCGCGGTTGAGCCACCGAATGAATCCGTTCAGGTGACTCGTCATTATCTTTTGCATGGTGTACACATAGGTGGATACCGCCTTTTCAGACGGGAGTTTTTTGGGAACTGCAAATGTAAAGTCAAAATCTGAAGTCCTTCTGATTTTTGGAGGTAAATTCCTCTTCTTTTGTTGAAGGTACAAACGGACTGCCATTCCACCGGTGCAGAAAATGGTCAAGTCACCGCCATACGGCCGGACGAGACGAGTCTTTCCCTTGCTGTACTGCATAAAGAGTTTGGGGAGCGCCCATTTAAAATTGTGATGCGACACGACCGGGGCGGGACCGGTGATATTCTCAATATTCTGATAGGCGTTGACCAACATAATTTCAGAGTGAAATGAGCCCCCATGGAATATAGAGGGCTTCTTGGGTGCATAGTATCCATCATATCCCTCAGGTACAAGGAACTCGCGGCTAAGTTTACCAAACACCATGTGATTAAGTTTCTTATAACTCAGACGCTGACCCTTGCGCGTATTGGAAATGTTGGGGAGTTTACCCGCATTCTTTTCACCGACGAGGAGCTTGACCGCTGCAGACTGTTCACCGACCGTCACACCCGTGCCGAGCACTATGCGGAGCAAGCCGCGCGTATCCTTGGACAATGGGTACTTGCTTTTTATAAGCTTCTCAATGTTGGCGTGCGTCAAGTCAAACAGGCGGATCGTCTTCTTCGCACTGTACTTGCACACGTTTCCGTAGTTCTTGGCGGTGTGGTAAATTTCCGTCAGGTAAAAAAAGCGCGTGTCTCGGAGGAGCACCTTGCATGAAAGGTTCTCGAGTCCCTTAAAAAACACCTTCCCCTTGGGGAAAATAGTTTCAGAGAAACTCATCTAATTTTGAACAAGAAAATCTTTTTCTATAATAAGATGGCGGCAAACAGGTACGTTGGCGCCCTCTTAAACTCCCGGGAACAAGCTCACGTGTTCCACCTCACGACCAACTCCTTCGCTCAACACAAGGCTCTCCAGGCGTACTATGAAGGCATAGTCCCTCTACTCGACTCGTGGGCTGAGGCTTACATGGGCAAGTACGGTCGCCTCCGCAGAATCACCATGAACAAGCGGTACATCCAGGACCCCAAGAAGGCTCGTCCGTACTTCAAGACGCTGCTAGCGCGTGTTCGCGGCATCAAGCTCCCTCGGGGCGACGCGTACTTGAAGAATATTCAGGATGAAATTGTGGCGCTGATTCGTCAGACGCTCTACATGCTATCACTTAAATAGATTAGTAACGTAAAAGTAAATGCGCGTCGTAACAACAATGTCAACTATTCCCACGAGGGAAGATTCCTTGTTCAAGACTATTCAGTCTATTCAAACAGGGACCTGCAAACCAGACGCGATTTATGTGAATCTTCCAGACTGGTATCCGCGATTCAACCGCGCACCAGATCCCACTTTGGAACAGAAGTTAATTGACGCGGGCGTCACCGTGAATAAGACGAAAGATTATGGAGTTTTGACATCAGTACTTGCTATTATGGATATTGAGACGGATCCTGATACCCTCATTGTTTTTATAAACGATGACGCCAACTATCAGCCTCGTTTTCTAGAAGGTCTGTTGAAAGGGTACGAAGAGTTCAAGTGCCCTGTAGGATACTCGGGACTTGCGTACCCCGAGACTACTATGCGTATGTGGGGGCGGCTCGGATACGCAATTTGTCTAGGACATGGAACTGACGCCGAGATATTTGAGAGTGCGTTTGGTTATTTGTTTCCACGTTCTGCTGTTGAGGGATTTCCACGCCTTGAACCCATGTCGCTGCCCGTGCAACCCGAGTATCTTTCAGACGATTATTTGTTCCCAAAATATTTTGAACACAAGGGTCTTGCCAAGAAGGTTGTGTGTTACCCATGGGCGGGCCGCCATGGTGACGACTGGTCCACCGTATGGACGCAGAACGAAAACTCGCAGACGCATTCACTCTCACGGGACGGTAACAATCTCAAAAATTTTTTGAATGCAGGCTTGAGAATAAAGTTCTAAGTTAAAGTTTATATCACATAAGTATATAATGTACTGGCCGTTAATGAGTAGTACTATAAATTGGAGAGACAAATACGAACTCCTTAAATTTATATTGTTTTCAGATCGTTTCACAAACGGTGTCAAAGTGCGTGAATTTGAAGATGCTTGGTCAAAATGGCTCGGATGCAAGTATTCACTTTTTGTTTCATCTGGCAGTACAGCGAACTTTCTACTCGTAGCGTCAATCAAAGAATTGTACAACATTCCAAACGGATCTAAAGTTCTAGTTCCGGCATGCACATGGGTCACTAACGTTGGTCCGATTATGCAACTAGGTCTAGAGCCCGTTTTCTGCGACATATCACTTGATCACTTCAGTTTTGACACTAATAATCTCCCTAAAGAAAAGGATATCAAGATTGTTTTCGTTACACATTTACTTGGGTTAAACGCGCCTATTGAAAAACTGAAGGAGTTTTATCCCAATGCGATATTCATAGAGGATATATGCGAGTCTCATGGCGTCACCGATGACCATGGTGTTAGACGCGGATCCACGTCATCGGAGGGCTCCACCTTTAGTTTTTATTACGGTCACCATATGACGACTATTGAGGGTGGTATGGTTTCAACTAATAACAAGGAGCTTTACGAGCTCATGCGAATCAAGAGAAGTCACGGACTCGCCCGCGAGCTTTCGCCCACGGAATTCATCGCCGCCAAGGCCAAGTACCCCAATGTAGATGGGCGATTTCTGTTTCTAACCGATGGTTACAACTTTAGGAACACTGAAATTGGGGCGGTTTTGGGTATATCTCAGCTCAAGCGTCTTGACGCATCTATTGAAATACGCAAGAAAAACTATGCATATTTCGTTGAACAGCTGGAAAAGTTTGGAGACGACTTTTACATTCCAAGTAAATCTGGAACAAATAGCTGCTTTGTGTTCCCTCTTATATGCAAGGATCCTTCTATGATGGTCAAGCTCAAGAATGAATTTGAGAAAAAATTTATTGAAAACAGACCCATTGTAAGTGGGAACCTTCTTAATCAACCTTTTCTTGAGAAATTCAAGGGTTCTCATCTCCCTAACGCCGATATTCTAAATGATAATGGCGTGTATATAGGCAACAGTCAGTTTGTAACATTTGATATGATAGACTATGTTATGAATATCATCAAAGAATTAAAGGTCTGTGCGTTGTCAAACAACATTTAGAGAAAGTAGTTTCTTAATAGCTAATGACGCGTATATATGTCATACATTGTCCGGCATACTGTCCGGAGAGGCGGCCTATTATTGAAAACAATTTAATTTCACGTGGGTTCAAGGATATTGTCTGGGTTACGGGATATCCCGCCAGTCATCCGTTTGTAAAATGGTTGCAGAAACGTCTTGGCGGTCATCTCAACTATGGCAGTATTTCGGGTCTCGTGAAACATTTAGAGGCGATGCGTATGTTCATAGACGACCCAAATTCACCTGATGGCGCTATTTTCTGTGACGATGACTCGTTATTTGTTAAAAATTGGCAAGAGGCTATAGACAAAATTCCCCCGAATTTTCCTTATATTAACTTGTCAGTCGGCGTGAACTTTCATTTCTTACCAGACGCCATCCCTCGTGAAATTACATTTAACAATGGTGGCTGTGACACCATGTGGAAGTCAAAGGAATTTTGCAGATACGTACTTCAAAACATAGATGCGCGTGCGGGTATGGATCATGTATATTTCGGTATGATGAGACATCTAGGGTTGAAAACTATATGCATTCCAGTTGCGCAACAAACGTCTCTTTTGACCGGCAAGGCTTCAACTTCTTACGACAATGATTTCACACCTTTTCAACATTGGCATATATTTGTAAACAACTTTAAGCCAACGGGCGTGTGCTATGAAGAGTTGTGGAATGAAAGTGGCCTTACTCGGGACGACTCTTGACCTCCCCGACCAATTTCCTAATGATCCGGAATCTGTACCAGAAATATTGAAATATAGAACCCTACTCGAGGAGGAGTTTTACAACTATTTTGATGTGAAAATTAAAATTATCAACTGGGAATACGTCATGACCAGGTCCATGGCTCATCGCATTTAAATAAGGAAAAACGTGTTTTTAAAAAAAATGGAGTACCACGACCTGACTCTACGAGACGGAAGCCATGCGATTTCACACAAGTTGACGAAATATGACATAGAAAACCACTGTAAATTTGCCGAGAAATCCGGTGTTGCTGTAGTTGAGGTGGGTCACGGCAACGGTATGGGGGCGTCGTCAATTCTTATTGGTGAATCAAACTTATCAGATTTTGAGATGATTCGCACGGCGCGCAGTCATCTCAAAAATACAAAACTATCCATCCATATTATTCCAGGTGTGGCTACTATAAAACGTGATATAGACCCTATTTTGGACCTTGTTGATATTTTCAGAGTCGCGTCTCACTGTACAGAGGCTACAATGACTATGAGTCATATTGAATACCTGTCAAGTAAAGGTAAGACTGTATATGGAGTTCTCATGATGGCTGCACACTGCTCACCTACGGTCCTTGTAGAGGAGGCTCTTAAAATGAAAACGTATGGAGCCTCGGCTATAATTATTATGGACTCAACTGGTTCGTTCTTTCCAGAGGACGTGTCTAAGATAGTAAAAGCATTACAGGTACTAAATATACCAATTGGGTTTCACGGACACGATAATATGCACCTCGCTGTTGCCAATTCACTCGCTGCGGTAAAAAGTGGAGCAACTATTATTGACGTTACTGTTAAAGGTTTTGGAGCGGGGGCAGGGAACACGCCTTTAGAAATAATGGAGGCGATCCACCCAACTCATCTGGATATTGAGTCGGTCTACAAGTACGTTGAGACATTTCAATATGATCGCCCGACAATAAAACTAGTTAACATATTTACGGCAAAATATAAACTTTTCTCAGGGTTTGAAAAGTGTATATTAAGTGCGTGTGAAAAATACAATTTGTCAACAAAGACGCTTGTGGATGAAATTGCCAAACACAGTCTTGTTGCGGGTCAAGAAGATATCATCCACGTCATTGCGTCGCGTCTGGCCGCTTAATTATTTCAGATTTTTTAGAAATACAGTCACCCATCACGCGACGGATGGTGTCGTAGGGGAGGAGAGGCGACATCTCTTCTAATGGGGGTGCGAAAATTGAGCCGTCTTCAAGCAGGACACCTTTGACCTTTGGAACAAAGTCCTGTTCGGGTGGCATGAAAATCTCGCAAATGGCCGGTTGGTCGGAATCCATAAACGTCTTGAAATGACTGTTAAACTCATCCCAAGACTTGATTCTAAACTTTTCGTAACCAAATGCTTCGGCGACTTTCATATAGTCAGGTAGTACTATACCAGTTTCGCTGTTAGCTGCGGTCATTACACCGTTGAACAGAAGCTTCTGTGTATGTTTCATCATCAGGTAGCCATCGTTGTTGAAAATAACTATTTTTACATTCAATTTATGCTGAATAATAGTTTGAAGCTCCTGCAAGTTCATCATCATACCACCGTCACAATTCAAACACAGGACCTGACGTGTAGGGGCGGCAACTGCTGCACCAAATGCAGCCGGGAGACCGTATCCCATTTCACCGAGACCATATGACGAGAACATAACAGCCCCCTCCTTGAGGCGAATTGTGTTGTGACCGCACAGGAGCGCCGTTCCCATGTCAGTGACGACTACATGATCGCCCGTCAGATAATCTGACATCTTGTCTATAATCTTGTAAGAGTTGGGGAAATCTCCATCAACATGAGCCTCTTCAACGAGTGGAAACTCCTGCCGAATACTTCTGCACTCCGCGACCCACTCTTGGCGCTCGCAACGAACATCCCTGAGGTTCTCTATAAACTTACCACAGTCAGACAGCACATGGACGTGCGCAAAGTTTTTGAATTCAGTCTCATCAATATCAACCATCACAATTTTAGCACCACGTGCAATTTCTTTCGTGTCGTACCCGCTCTGCGGCGTCGCTACCCGACTGCCGATGATGATGATGAGGTCCGCCTTCTGGAAGATGAAGTTGGCGCTCCTCTGACCATAAATTCCCGGAGAACCGAAAAACAGGGGGTGATCGTGACCCAGAATGTCTATTCCAGACCACGATACGAGGACAGGTACTTGCACACGCTCTAATAAGGACTTGAACGCGCCCACGGAATTTGAAAGCTTGACTCCGTGACCCGCCAGAATTATAGGGCGCTTTGCTTCCTGGATCATATCAATGACGTGTGAAACATCAGATGAAACACTCTGTGGAGCATAAGTCTGCCACGGCCCAGGAGTAAATGCCTTGCCCTGTATATCAACAGGTATATCAAGCCATACAGGCCCCTTGCGCCGGTCCATGCATGTGAAGTACGCCTCCTCAAGGTCAGTCTGAAGAGTATCAATATTTAACAGAAGTTTTGCATACTTGGTTATTTTAGAAACCATCGCAACCACGTCAAACCCCTGAACCCCATACATTCGTCGGCGATTATGGGCATGAACGCAATGAGACGCCTCTTGACCTGAAAAAATAATGGCCGGAATGGAATCAGCCCATAGACTCGTCACACCGGTTATGGTGTTTGTGACGCCACCCCCTGAAGTAATGGTCACGGCCGCAACCTTTCCACACGTCTGGTAGTACGCACCTGCAGCCTGCGCAGCTGCTTGCTCGTTATGCACGTTGTAAATTTTTAGTCCAGCCTTTGTGAACGAATGATACAAACGCGAGTTTCCGCCACCCGTGATACCAAAAACCACATCAATATTTTTTGATAAAAGAAACGTTGCAATTGCATCACACACGCTCATTGGTATTTACAGTGAAAAATTCTTTATTTATTTTGGCCATAATCTCCATTGCCGCACAGTTTATGACATCCAGGTTACCGGCGTAGTCTGAAAAGTAATCACCTGAACTTGCTATTTTAACAGACACCATAGCCACACCCGGTGATATGAACTTTGGATGAGACGCTACGTTATAGTTTGGTATATAAGACCTTACATTCGTCAAAAACTCTTCAAACCCCGTAAACTCAACCGCGTAAGTTTTTATGAATATGGTTGTTTGCATGAATATTTTAGCTGGATTTACGGTTAAAATAACTTTGCAGTTAGGAACATTGACCAAATTCTTGATTGCGTTCTCCGTGGTTTCAATGTACTTGTCAACATTAATCCGTGTAGCCATACCTGCACTATGTGATGAAATTTGGGTAACAACTTCCGCATATGAAATTTTCCCAAATGATGCTAGATAATTAAGCATAGGAATTGAGACTTGTCCTCCACATGTGATCATATTAACGTTCTTCACGTTTGACAGACAGCAACAGTTGATGTTAGGAACGCACATCTGCCCCTTCTTTGATGGCGTCATGTCTATAACTCTGATATTCTGATGTTCAAAAATAGAAGCGTTTATAGACGCTGTAAGCGCATCCGTACAATCAAATACTAGATCACAACAGTTGGGATTTTCTATAAAATAGTCAATTCCATTTTCATAATAGTTGACACCTGGGGGCAATGGCTTCGTGGCGGCCCTGCGGCCCACGAACGCGACAAGTTTAACATCTTTTGTTTTCAAGATTTTAAGAAGCAAATCTGTACCTATGTTCCCTGTACCTATGATCGCCACTCTCATTATACTTTAATATGTATTCATTTTTAACTATTCCGAACGCCCGCACTCCTCTCGCCAGTTTGGCCAGTCTAGAAGGTCTTCATTCGTAATACGCCTCGTCTTGCGAATTTCATACAACTTGGCCATCTTGTCGTTAACCTTTTCACCAGGTGTGGGGAAGTACACGGCGTTGTGCCTAATGTTAGCGAGAGACTCGGGTGTTGGGTCTGACATGTAGTATATACCTACAGCTTTGCGATACACGCCCTCTGGGCACTTGATGGGTTCGGGGAACCCATGATACGTGAGCCCATTCGTCTTGAAAATAACAGCCGTGTTCCATAAATCGTGATCTATAGTTTTACACGTTGTGAGACCACTGTCCCAAATTTTCAACTGACCACCCCACTCCGTCCGCCAGTTCTTTGACATGTACACGAGTATACTTACACGTCGCTCTTTTTTGGATATAGGGTGAATATTGTAGTCAAGATGAATTCCTGATATACCATTACGTGGATAAGCGTGTAGGCCACCTGCGTTGAGATGAGGATCTGGCTCCAAGTTGGAAATTTTGGATATTTTGCACATATAGTCCATAACTTCATCCGAGTACAACAAGTCTATCGTTTTTTTAACAGGGTCTGCGTCATTGAACTTGTTAAAGAGATATTTACCTTCAAACGGGTTGTCATATTTGTACCAAGTATCATCAGGATCGGGTATGCTATCACCAAGCATCTCGGCGTACTCGTCTGTGAAGAAATTTGGAATTACAATGTGTTCATATGGTTGAGCGGTCGTGTATTCACGCGCCAACCGGTCTATGTCTCTAGTCCATGAACCTAACATAATATGTAAAAGTAAATTATTTTTTTAATACCATTCGGGATGCGCGAGTGTCCAATCAACAAACTCCTTGACTCTGGTTTCAAATGTTTTTTCCGGGCGCCAACCAAGAGCCCATATACGGTCTGGAGGCGCGTTATGCGCCACGTTGCGCCCTTGGATATTTTCGTATCCTAGTCCATATTTGACCGTTTTTCCAAGACACTTTGCAATTTCAGATATAAATTCAAGATTGCCCATGCATACCGGGCCGCTCACGTTATATATCCTACCTGGTTCCTGATGAATTATAAAAAGTACCATGTCTGCAACGTCAATAGATGAACACCAATTCCTCTTCGCTATTTTACCATTTAAACAATGAATAACAAACTTCTCGTCATTGAGTAGTTTTCTTATCGCAACCGTTGGTAAGCGGGTCTTTTGAGATCGCGGGCCAAACACGTCACTCAAACGTGCAATGGAACACGGTACACCATACGAGTTGAAGTAGGCCATGCACATCTGCTCACACGCAAGTTTCGTAGCAGCGTACATGTTCATAGATGTACACAACGCATCCTCTAGTCTGGGTTCACCATTCATATCATTATACACGCCCGTTGAACTTATGAAAATAAAATGATCAAGGGATTGAGTCCTAGCAAACTCTAGTATTTTCAGGGTTTCTGTAACATTTGAATTGACCGCACCAACAGGGTCTTCAATGCACGCTAGCGTACTCGGCTCGGCGGCAGCATGAATGATTATGTCAATTTTGCCATTAAATTCGTAGACTATCCTATCATTTGGTCCGAGCTCTAGTAAGCGGTCGGGAGTTTTGGGTCCACGAATGGGGCATACAATTAGCAAGTCGGTTTTTTCAAGTAAATGAGACACTATCGCGTGCCCTATGAACCCTCGTGCTCCCGTCACTAGAACAGTTTTCATTTAATATTTAAAGAGTGTAACCTTAAAATAGATATATGTCTGGTTATAAATTTTCAGAGAATTGGTTCTACACTTCCGACTTGCATATCGCCCTGACGCGTGGTCTACTTGATGTCACCAAGCCATACCGAGTGCTGGAAATTGGATGTTTGGAGGGGTCCGCAACCACATTCTTTTCAGACGTGGTTCTGAATCACCCAGAGTCTTCTATGACGTGTGTTGACCCCTTTGATGCGGATAATCCCACAACACCCCAGGAAAAGGGTGGAGACTACACAAAGCGTCTGTTCCTTGAGAACATCTCCAAGAGCAAAAACCATGACAAGATTAAGTTGGTGGAACTTTACTCCAATGATTTTTACAAGACAAACGACAAGACGTTCAACTTCATTTATATTGATGGAAGCCACCTCGTTGAGGACATTGCACACGACTTTGTGAAGTGTCTTGAGATTCTGGAGCCGGGTGGCATCATGTGGATGGATGACTATCTGTGGGGTGACGGCGTCACCATCCGTGACTGTGTGGACCGTCTGTTCAACGAGAACAAGAACAAGGTTGAAATTATCTTCAAACGTTATCAGATTGGTTTCAGAAAGCTGGTCGTCTAATAAAGATCTAATATGCTTTTAAAATATGCGGTTTGTAGTGACTACGCTACACACACCTGACTGGCAGAAATTCGCTGATGTGACGGACAAAAATAAGGAGGAGTACTGTATGCGCCACGGATACGCTTTTGAAACCAAAAGTGATGGTCCATGGCACACACGGATTGAACTGGGGATAATGGGCGACTGGGGATTTGAGCGTGGGTACAGGTTTCTTGATATGTTTGCCAAGTACCCGGAGTGCGAGTGGGTCCTGTTCTCTGACTGCGACGCGATGATAACAAATAAAACTATAGCTCTTGACCGAGTGGTGGATAACCGCTTTCACGTGATTCTACCCGCCGACTGTAACGGAACAAATTGTGGTAATATTTTGATCCGAAATTCCGAGATTGGAAGGGGGTTTTGCGAGTCTATGATAGCCGCTCGTGCCGCCTATCGCGACAACGTGATGGCTGAGAACCAGTGGATCCAGGAGATGGCTACAGCGACATATTGGTCTAAATGGATCAAGATAGTCCCTCAACGCATCATGAACGCGTACGACTACACGATGTACCCGGACCTGCCCCCGAAGGATGCACTTGGTGTTGATGGACAGTGGAAAGAGGGTGATTTTATCCTACACATAGTGGGTGGTAGCGCCCGTTACAAAAAGACCGTAGATCAGAGAATTGAAATAGCCAAACAATATTTAGAGAAAGTAGTTTCTTAATAAGTAATGCTCGTGGATGGGTTTATGTTCTACAATGAACTTGATGTCCTTGAGCTCCGTCTCGCTACCCTTGATCGCTTCGTTGATCGCTTCGTGCTCGTAGAGGCGGAGGTGAACCATGTAGGCGGGCCAAAGGAGCTGTTTTTTCAGAACAACCGCGACCGCTTCGCCAAGTGGCTCCCAAAAATTGAACACGTCATCGTAAAGGCGGACGAGGCCCCAAAGGACACCAACCCATGGTCGCGTGAAAAGCACCAACGCGAGTGCATTTTGCGAGGCATGGACGGCGTCCCGGATTCGTCAATCGTTATGATCAGTGACGTGGATGAAATTCCTGACCTCAGTATAGTCCAGTTTGAAAAATTAACACACATATTCACATCCGTCCATATGTGGATGTATCACTATTCGTTTGACTACCTCTTCACGGGCGAGCCATGGTACGGAACGGTTCTGACGACCGCTGAGATGGTTCGGCGCGTGGGCCCCAACAGACTACGTGACGACCGCTGGAAGTTCCCACCCGTGCATTACGCCGGCTGGCACCTGAGCAGCTTCGGAGACGAGAAACACGTCCTGAACAAGATGAGAACTTTTGCACATGCTTTGGATAACAATGACCACAAGCATCTACAAACTGAAGAGAATATCAAGGTGTGGATTCAAGAAGGGAAATTCATTGACGGGAAAACAGAGTTGGTGCGTCGGCCACCCGAGGCTCCTCTACCAGCACCTGTCTCAGTTCTTCAACGTCTAAAGTTGGGTACTTTCCCATAAAACTTCCCTTGAGCCTCAAGAGCGTTTTGACTACATCAATGTCCAAAAACTTGAAAAACCGTCGCTTTTCTTTTATGTTGCCAAATTGACTCCTCTGGTCCTTGAGCCCTTGACACACGGGCCACGTCGCTTCCCGGAGTTCAGACAATTCCGCCTCTAAATTGTCTAGTCTCTGAAAGACGTGCTTGTGAAACTCATCCATACTGTTAGTACAGGTTCTTTGTTTATTTGTCTGCACAATTATAGTTTATGCAAATGGCGGCACCGAGTGCAAAGAGGACGCCGAGCCACTGAATCCAGTGCGTGAACTTTTCACCGAACACGAGCCAAGCTGAAATAGCGCCACCTAGCACTATCATCGCTTCCCACATGATGCATGTCCACATCATGCTCTGCTGAGAGAGGGCCTTGACGAGGAAAAAGAGGACGGCTAACCACGCCACCACACCGAGCCCTAGATGATGATGCTTACCGTTCTCGGCAAACCACTTGAGGTGCGCGTTTCCAAACAGCTCCGCAAGGGTCATCATGAGGATATTTAGCATCGTCATTTGTTTTACATGTGGAAATTATTTGTACCAGTCTGGGTGGTCTTTGTACCACTGAACCGTCTCTCTCAATTTTGAATCAAAATCAAGAGTCTCTGACCATCCGAGCTTTCTGAGTTCAGAACTGTCAATGCAGTAACGCGAGTCGTTAAACGCCCGGGGATCCTTGACGTATTCGGCCGTTCCACGCCCTATTATATTTTTCAGTCTATCATAAATTTCGTTAACCGAGTATTCATGTTGACTCCCTATGTTGTAGGTTTTTCCAACCTCACCCTTCATTAGAATCATCTCAATAGCACGGGATACATCATCAACGTGAATGAAGTTGCGGCGGGTCTCGCCGTCCCCATGAATAGTCACCGGTTTTTGATCCAAAATTTGAGTGATGAAAAGTGGGACCACCTTTTCTGGGTACTGCTGAGGACCGAACACATTGTTGCCACGAGTGATGATGCATGGGAGCTTGAAGGCGTTTGAATATGCAAGGACGTAGAGCTCGGCGGCAGCTTTGCTTGCCGAGTACGGGTTGCTCGGGTTGAGAGGGGCCGACTCACATGAAGTGGTCAAAGGCCCGACTTCCCCGTATACCTCATCTGTACTGATGTGAATAAATCTCTTGAGTTTGCCGTACTCTTTGGCCGTCTCCAAGAGGACATGCGTCCCGAGCACGTTGTCCCGTGTGTACTCAAAAGCGAGATCAAAGCTTTTAGTAACGCAGGACTGGGCTGCAAAATGCACCACAATGTCGGGCTGGTGCTCCCGGAAAATATGGGTCATATGATACTGCTCAGTGATGTCGCCACGTATGTACGTGTACCGTGGATTGGCGGGAACGTTGTGCTCTCGGGCCATGTAGTCACACTTGTCAACATTTATAACTTCATAGTCGTTTGTGTTCAAAATATGCTTAACAAAATTTGATCCTATAAATCCCAAGCCGCCAGTCACAAGGGCGCGCATTTCTATGTGTAGATAAAAGTTGTGTCCTTTTATAACACATAATGTCCAAGAAGATTTGGTACGCTCCAAACCAATTTGAGGCATATGGTGAGGATGAGATCAAGGCTGTAGAGGAGTCGCTGCGCGCCGGGTGGTTGGCTGGGTTCGGCCCTCGCACAATTGAGTTTGAGCAGAAGGTTTCAGAGCGCTTCGGAAAGAAACACGGTCTGTTCGTAAACTCGGGGTCTAGTGCTATCCTCCTTGGTTTGTGCGCTCTTGACCTTCAGCCTGGTGATGAGGTGATCACACCTGCGTGCGGTTTCGCAACGACTGTCGCGCCCATTATTCAGGTTGGGGCCACACCCGTTTTCTGTGATGTTCAGAGCGGTGGTTACTATGTACCGAGTGTTGATAACATCCGTGAGGTGCTGACGCCCAAGACGAAAGTCTTGCTTATCCCAAATCTCATCGGTAACACCCCAGACTGGAAGGCCATCCGAGAGGCTTTCCCAGATCTCATCCTCTTTGAGGACTCGGCAGACACGATCACAACAACCCAGTGGTCCGATATAGCCACAACCAGCTTTTACGCCAGTCACGTGATCACCGCCGGTGGGGTTGGGGGGATGGTGATGTTCAACTCTGACGATTACTTGAAGCGCGCAATTATGTTCAGAGATTGGGGTCGTATTGGTGACAACATTGAGGAGCCCTCTGAGCGCTTCAACTATTCGGTTGATGGCATTCCGTACGACTGGAAGTTTTTGTATGGAGCTATAGGCTATCACCTCAAGGCGTGTGAAATGAATGCCGCGTTTGGTCTAACACAATGGAAGAAACTTGATGACCTCCTTGCGCGTCGCCGCACGGTGTTTGAGCGGTACATGGAGAGATTGAAGGACTGCTCATACTATACGCTTCCGAATGATTCGTTCAAGCCCAATTGGCTTGCGATTCCGTTAATGTGCAAAAAGGGTGACCGCCTAGAACTACTCACGTTCCTTGAGAATAACGGCGTCCAGACGCGCGTGTGTTTTGCTGGTAACATCACACGTCACCCTGTGTATAGGGACAAGTATCTGAAGGCGTTTACAGTTTCAGACGAGATCATGAGTGACGGGTTCCTCCTCGGGGCTCATCACGGGATGACGGTCGAAGATGCCGATCGCGTTGCCGATCTCCTCATTGAATTCGCCAATGTACGTGGGGCCGCCGTCGTATGAAAGACTGATGACCTTCGCCTTGTTCATTTTAGCAACGTCATATAACTTCCACTTTGTTTTGTAGACAAGGTCATGAACCTTACCGTCGCATGTAGTGAAGTTGTTAATTACCTTGTGAATATCGCCAACCCAAAAAAAGTCAAAATATCTATTTTCCTGAATGTGGGTAGGACCACGTAAACACGACGAGATGAATCGCGTAGGAGGCTCATCTATTCCGTAACACCCAAAGAGACGAAACACCTGACAATTGGGTACAAGACGGGCTAGCTTTTCACATACAGCCTTTGAAAAACCATAGGGTGTGTCCGGTGCGTGAAGTGCAGCCCCACTAGAAAACCATACGAGACGCTTGAACTTGTCGGCATGTCGTGCAACGTTTTCAAACATTTTTACATTTTTATAAAACACATCAGATTCATCTACTTTGAGACGGCTACCACCAACCGCGGCGCAATGAATGACGACTTCAAATGAATTTAAATTGAAAAATTGGTCAACTGCTTCAGTGTTCACTAAATCAAGATCTTTACGACCGAAACCTCGTGCACCAAGATCCTTCACGAGGTTTCTGCCTATAAACCCATCAGCTCCTAGAACGCAGATGGACATGTGATTATATAGTTATTTATTACTTTATTTTGCACGCTTATTTTAGACTATAATTTCCTAGCACATCATTAGAATGTTGGCAAAAGTAGCATCTTGGGTGTCCATGGTATGGGTAAGGTGCCCTTTGTCAAGATATGGTCGTGAAGTTATTCTAAGAATTTTATTTGAAAATCCACTTGAATTGCGATTAGCTGTGTTAAATTATCAAATAAAACAGATAATGCTAAAATACATATGAAGGCGGCTCTCATTACAGGAGTCACAGGACAGGACGGGTCCTATCTAGCAGAGTTTCTACTGTCCAAGGAGTACGATGTTTATGGAATAGCTCGGTACTGCTCGGAGAAAAAGCATGAACGCATTGAGCACCTCAAGCCCAACCCCAGGTTCCATCTCGTGGAAGGGGACCTCACAGACACTGCTCGTATAAATGCAATTATAAGTTCTTTTATGGACAAATATGACGTCACCGAGGTGTACAACCTAGGTGCACAGTCTCACGTAAAGATTTCTTTTGACCAACCAGAGTTCACTGCAAACGTAGATGCTCTAGGGACGCTTCGCATTCTTGAGGCGATCCGACAGACTAAATTTACTTCTAAATTCAAGTTTTACCAGGCTGGCACGAGTGAAATGTTTGGCAAAATTCAGGAGGCGACTCAAAGTGAGACGACACCATTTTACCCAAGGAGTCCATACGGCGTCTCAAAGCTCTTTGGGTACTGGATGACCAAAAACTACAGAGAGTCCTACGGCATGTTTGCCTGTACAGGCATCTTATTCAACCACGAGTCCGAACGCCGCGGTGCCGAGTTCGTGACCAGAAAAATCACTCTCGGTTTGGATGAATGGAGACGCACGGGCAAGCCCATAGAGCTTGGAAACCTGGAAGCCAAGCGCGACTGGGGGCATGCTGCAGATTATGTAGAGGCCATGTGGCTTATGATTCAGCAGGATATACCAGAGGACTTTGTCATTGGAACGGGTGAGACGCATTCAATCCGTGAATTCATTGAACTGGCCTGTGAGAAATTAGGAACTAAAATTCAATGGTCAGGTGAGGGTGTTGATGAGGTTGGCACTACGACAAGTGGAGACGTTATCGTCAAGGTCAACCCGGAATTCTATCGTCCAGCAGAGGTTGATGTTCTTATCGCTGATGCATCCAAGGCGCGCAAAGTGCTTGGGTGGGCACCCAAGGTTACGTTTCGTGAACTTGTTAAAAGAATGATCTATAGTGATTGTAATGCCAACTACTTGGCTCTTCGTCGGTCCCAGTCTTCTAGCGGGAATAGGGCAGGTGACGAATAGGTATGCTGAATTTTTGAGGAAAAATGGAATGGAGGCCGAGTACGTGGAGTTTGGACAGGCCCCTAAACAGCCCGTGTATGACAGAGGGTTTGCGTTTGTACTGCCTATTCAGAACCAGTTGGACATAGTTGATCAATATGCTACTATGTGCAATGATATGATGTATATGACTATTTGTGAAACTGAGACTGTAAATCCTGTATATGGAATTTTGACTAAATATAAGACGCTCTATGTCGCGTCTGATTTCTGCAAGACTGTTTTTGAAAGACAATTCCCTCAAGTGACGTGGAAGGTCATGCGCCTCTTGGCCTACGAGGGCCCTCACAAAGCACCGAAAGAAATCACACCCTACACATTTTACACCATTGGAAACGTGGCTGATCCCCGCAAAAATATTAATGGTCTCGTAAACGCTTTTCTAAGCTGCGGTTTCGGCCAAGAGGCCCGGCTCGTCCTCAAGGCGACGTGTCTGCAGCCTATAGAGATCAAGTTGCCTGGTATCGTAGTGATAAACGGTCTACTGAGCGACGAGGCGATAGACAGGATTCACAACAGTTGTCACTGTTACGTCAATTGCTCACACTCCGAGGGCGTCGGAATGGGGGCCGTTGAGGCGGCGATGAGGTCCAAGCCCGTCATTATATCGGACTATGGGGGCCTCAAAGAATATGTCAAAACGCCATGGGTCGTGAAATGCACGACGGGGCCTATTGGATTTGACGATTTTCTATTCACAAAAGACCTTGAGTGGGGTCACCCGTCTCAAGAGGCGCTAGTTTCGTGCCTCAAAGATTGCTTTGAGAAACGCGTCACGCTCTGGGACCACGCGCATACGAGCGAGCAAGTTAAACAATGCCTGCCGCATTTGCTGGAGGCTTGCCAGCATTGACGAGGTTCAGGTTCTTGACCATCTGTGCCCGCAGCATATTGAGGCCCTGAGTTGCGTTCTGCGCTGCGCGGGCAGTGGCCGCAGCCTCCGCAGCCTTGGATGCATTTTTTAACTTATTTGCAATAGCCGGGAAGTTTAGTTTAATCATCTGGTTGGCGGCATTGGCGAATCCACGCGCCGCCTGATTGCTACTCTGGTTCATCTTTGCGAGGTTCTGGGACACATTCGTACCAGCCTCAGCGTTAGCTTGCGCGACTGCCGCGGTGTTCAGTTTTTTCATGGCGTTATTCGTCTGCATAATAGCAGCATTAGTGGTGGCCATTAATAAATGGAAATATTAAAACTCTGTGCGCGCTGGGGAGCTCGGACTTTCAGCACCCTGAGAATTTACCCAGTAAATGGCCAGGTACGTCACGAGGCCTGTAACTATTGACGACGCAAGCAGGAATCCCTTCTGGGAATTGAGGAACAAGACCACGTCATCCACGACCTGGATACCAGTGGGCTTCTTTATAAGACGAGGGACGATATAGACTATGAGAAAGTTGACGGCAAGAGCTGCCCATATATAGTTCCAATTAAACTCCATTCTATCAAGTGCCTACATTTTTTCCGCCACCGAGTGCTTCTTGCAGAACTCGCCGCAAGTCGCCTTGAAGCCGCAGCGCCGGCCCTCTAGTGTCAGCGCCTTGCAGCGGATCGCGTCGTGCAGGACCACCTTGCCCTTTTTCACAGTACCCTTGTTTACTACGGCCGTCTCCTGCATCTTAGGAGCGCCCGTGTACTCCTTGGTAGTGTGCCGCTTGGCCTCCAGCTCTTGGGCGTGCTCGCGCGAGCGCAGAAGGGTGTCGGCCAGCTTTTCAGGGTAAGGGTGGTTGCGCGCCACCGCGTCGTTGTAGAACTGCTGCCATAGGGGTCCACCCTTGCCCTTGGGAGGGTGCGAGATATGCTTTGCGGCCGAGGCCGTGGGTGGGGTGACCCCTCTCACCCTCCCTTCCGCGGAGGTTGTGAGGGGTGCGCGCCACTGGCTGTAGGTCGGGCGGAGCTTGTTCAGATCCATGGTTGTTTTGGGGGTGTGGATCCAATGATCCACACCGACCCTAACCTGCACAGGACACGTTTTTTTTGTGCCCTTGAAGTAAGATGTCTCCCCGCCGCCCTTCCGTATCTGGCCTGAACTTCAGTACGTGGAGGCGCTCCAATGCAGGCCGGGCCGTCCGCCACTACAAGAAGCGTACGAGCCCCTCTTCAGGCAGCCACAAGTCACCAAAAACCTCGGCGTCCCTCATGCGCCTCCGCAATAGGGGAATGCGTACCGTGGCCACCCTCAAGAATTACAACGCCGCCGTCTTACGGCGCAATCACGCCCGTGTCAAGAAGATGCTCAAAGAGATCGCCAACTATGAGGCGCGTCGGACGCACAAGCTCGTGCGTCAGCCAAATGGCTCTTTTTCGCTTGCGAGACGCACTTAAAAATTGCCGCCTAATATTAACTAATGCAGATCTTCGTGAAGACCCTGACTGGTAAGACCATCACACTAGAGGTTGATTCTAGTGACTCCATCGCTAATTTGAAGGCTAAAATCTCCGATAAGGAAGGCATCCCACCGGACCAGCAGCGCCTAATTTTCGCTGGAAAGCAACTGGAGGATGACAGGACACTTGCAGACTACAACGTGTCTAAGGAGGCGACTTTACACCTTGTTTTGCGTCTGCGTGGCGGAGCCTGAACTAATTTCACTGTAAATATAAATGTCTTTCACCATCCAGGACCCCGAGTCGGGTCTTTTCTGGACGTCTGGTATTTTTGGCCGCGTCCAGCTGGGCGCCACCCCTAACGTTTACACTCTTGAGGGCTCCTACATCAAGAATGTTAATTCTGGAAACTATGTGAACCACGTGTCCGACCTCCTTCACGAGGGTGGCGTGCCAGGTGAGTTTGTTTTCGGCGACGATGGCGTCATCAGCACCCAGGGCAAGACTGTCACTGCCGGTGGCTTTCTGCATGTTATGGATGGAGAGGACACAAAGTGGGTCAAGGTGGGCGAGGCGGCCGCGCCAGTTGAAGAGGACGTGCCAGTCACGCGCGGCGCGGCGCTGATTGAGGAGGCGCTGAACGCCACCAAGGAGTGCGGGTGCAAGTGTGGCGCGGACTGCGAGTGTGAGGACTGTGATTGTGAAGAAAAAACTCTCTAGATAAATTAGAATGGGTGTTAAACCTGAAATTTGGGGACCGGCCCTATGGGGTGCGATCCACATGGCGTGCCTCACAGGTACTGCAACTGCAGAATTTATGAACGCAATTGCCGACGTGATTCCTTGCCCATCATGTGGTACTCACTTTAGCCAACTCCTCATGGAGTTCCCCTTCCCAGATGGCGGCGACGCGGCCACTTTATTCCAGTGGTCTGTAAACATCCATAATAAAGTCAACGCCCGTATAGGAAAGCCGATTTTCACGGTGGAGCAAGCTCTACAGCGGTGGTCGGGCCACCCATCTTCGCAATTTAATATGATAATTATAGTTCTTTTCGTCTTTTTGCTTTTATTCGCGTTATCAAAACTTTTATAAATGTTTATATAAATGGCGGGTGGTATCTTCCCAGGTCAACCGTTTGCCCTCAATATTAAGTGTGTTATATTTTCAGCGATTCTTGCGGCCGGATACTGGTTCGCCCCTCACAAGAATCTCTGGGTCCTCGCGTTCCTCTTATGGTTCCCTTATATAGCGCTCGCGTGGTATGACTACGCGTATGACTGCCAAGATAAGCTCAAGCCAACTCTTGTGCCATTTGGCCGTTACATATGGCTTCCGTTCAAACCCCAGGGGTACAAAGATGAATTCAACAAAATGCCCCCAGAACAAATTCAAGCCATGAATAAACTTGACCACATCGTATTTTGGACGGCAATTGCGGCCGGTACAGGTTACATGCTCCTCAAGTGAAAACATGTGCCGTCCTGCCCAAGGGTCCCCCCTTTGGTCTAAAGGCAAGACAACTTTTATAGTAAATGCAGTATGAACGTCTCAGCCACGTTGAGCACATTCTTAAACGACCCGACACTTATGTTGGATCCCTCCCTCGCGAATCTGCCTCCTATTGGATTCGCGACGGGGAGCGTTTCAAGCTTTCTGAGCTTTCTGCTTCACCTGGGTTGGTGAAGATCTTTGACGAGGTTCTGGTCAACGCCATCGATCAACACTCTCTACACCCAAAGAAGGTTTCCAAGATTGAAATTGTTACGGGCAAGGACTTCGTTTTTGTTAGAAACTACGGAGTATCTATTCCGATCAAGAAACATGAGACGGAGCGGGACGCCACCGGAGTCCCGCTCTGGATCCCCGAGCTCATATTTGGCCACCTTTTGACCAGCTCCAACTACAACGACGAGGAGCAACGCGTGACGGGTGGACGTAATGGGTACGGTGCCAAGTTGGCCAATGTATTCAGTTCTAAATTTAATATCAAAATTAGTGACGGTAAGAAGATCTACATGCAAACTTGGACCGACAACATGAGCAAGGTTGAGCCGCCAACAATCGTCACTTCGACCGACAAGATCTCTCCGTACGTTTCCATCACATTCTATCCAGACTGGAAGCGCTTCGGTGGTGCGGGCGACTTTGAGAAGCTCGCGGAGAAACGCGCATGGGACACGGCCATGTGGTGCTCAAAGGCTCAGGTCTGTTTCAACAAGGAGTTGCTCAAGGTCCCGAGCCTGGAGGAGTATGCCCGTATGCACGTCGGTGATGTGCCGATCGCCAAGATGCACACCGGCGAGAAGTCCGATGGGACTTCTCTGGACATCGTTGTGGCCCACTCAACGAGCGGGGCGTTCCAGCAGTGCTCGTGGGTCAACGGCATCTCCACCACCAAGGGTGGTGCACATGTGGACAAGGTGACCAAGGCGCTGTGCGATGCGATCGCCGCTGACAAGCGCGTGACGGTGAAACCTGCACAGATCAAGGCGGCGCTCTTTGTGTTTGTCCGGGCGGTCGTGGTCAACCCCACCTTCAGCAGTCAGACCAAGGCGGAATGCACTTCAAAAATTACGGATGCCATTGATTTGAAACCAAAATTCGTCAAGGACGTCTTGGCGACGGGAATCCTGGACGATCTCCTCGCTCTCGGCCTCGCAAAGGTGGACAAAGAGCTCAAGAAGACTGATGGGTCCAAGAAGTCGCGCATTACGGGTGTTCCGAAGCTCGACGACGCCAACTGGGCTGGAACTCACCGGTCTCACGAGTGCACGCTTATTGTGACCGAGGGAGACTCCGCGAAAGCCCTGGCCATTGCTGGTCTGAGTGTTGTAGGCCGCAATGCATTCGGCGTGTTTCCACTCCGGGGTAAACCTCGCAATGTACGGGACGCTTCTGTAAAGCAAGTGACTGACAACGAGGAATTTAGCAATTTGAAGAAAATCCTCGGGCTCCAACATGGCAAAATCTATAGTTCACTGAGAGATTTGCGGTACGGTCGCATCATGATCATGACCGATGCTGACCTGGACGGTAGCCACATCAAGGGCCTCGTCCTCAACATGTTCCACGTATACTGGCCAAAGCTTATTGATCTAGGGTTTGTGGTGAGCATGGTGACCCCTGTGATCAAGGCGGGGAAGACGTGGTTTTTCACAGAGGAAGCCTTCCGGGAAGCTGCGTCTCAGCGGTCTGGTGCCATGCCCGGTCCAGTCAAGTACTACAAGGGTCTGGGTACCTCCACAAGTACAGAGGCAAGGGAATATTTCAAGCAAATTGAGAAACTCACAGTCGCCTTCAATTCCGATCCAAAAATGAATGAGTCAATGATGCTCGCGTTTTCCAAGGCGCAAGCCGACGACCGGAAGAATTGGATGACAAATCACATGGCGTCCCCTCCAGCTGGGATCGCGTACGGGGCCGTAAAGGATCTCCCGGTCACTGAATTCATCCACCGTGATATGGCCAATTTCAGCGCCGAAGACATCAAGCGCAGCATTCCCCACGTTGCGGACGGGCTCAAGCCTAGTCAGCGCAAGGTGATTTACGCGTGCCTCAAGCGAAACCTCGTGGCCGATATGAAGGTTGCTCAACTGGCGGGTTATGTGGCTGAGCAGACGGCGTACCACCACGGTGAGGCGAGTCTTCAAGGCACCATAGTCAACTTGGCTCAGAATTTCGTAGGCGCCAACAATCTCAACTTGCTAGAGCCATCTGGGCAGTTTGGCACGCGCTTGGCGGGTGGCAAGGATGCAGCCAGCTCCCGTTACATCTTCACACGTCTGAATATACTCACGAAGTGCATTTTCCACCCTGCTGATAATTCTGTTCTAAAATACGTCAAGGATGATGGCCAGCTGGTGGAGCCCGAGTTTTACGCGCCCGTTGTGCCCATGATCCTTGTGAACGGTGCGGAGGGCATCGGCACGGGTTTCAGCTGCTACGTGCCTCCGTATGATTTGGAGATTATCAAGCACAATATCCTATGCGCCCTCAATCAAGTGGCGATGGTACCCATGGTCCCACACTTCAAGGGGTTCAGGGGTACGGTGAAGAAAACCAAGGATCATACATGGGTCATGGAGGGGGTGGTTCAAGGTGAGGAGGGGTGTCGGTGGCACGTGACGGAGCTGCCCCCGGGCAAGTGGATCCAGGACTTCAAGGAGCACCTGGACGATCTCTTGGAAAAGGGCACGATCCAAAAGTACGAGAATCACTCGACTGAGACCAGCCCTGACTTTTTCATCTGGGGTGGGATCTCGGGCGCGTGGGAAGACCCCGTCAAGGAGCTGGGCCTGACCAAGACGATTCACACGAGCAACATGTATCTGATCGGCCCCAACGGAGCGGTGAAGAAGTACGCAAGTCCTGAGGAGATTCTTGTAGACTATATTGATATTCGCCTAGGGACTTATAAGAAGCGCAAGGCGTGGCTCCTCAAGGAATTTGAGTCTGAAATTCAGTGGCTATCTGAAAAGGCGCGATTCATCAAGGGGGTGATCAGCGGTACATTGAAGGTCCTGAACACACCTCTGCTTGAGATTCAGAAGCAACTCAAGGCGGCCAAGTTTGCAGACGAACTTTGGTCAAAGCTCCTAGACATCAAGACGTACCAGTACACGAAGGAGGAGGTGGACAAGCTGATGGCGCTCATCACCAAGCGCACGCAGGACCGGGACACTCTGAAGGCGACGAGTGTGGTGCAGTTATGGAAGAATAATCTGAGTGAGTTGTAGATGGCGCAAGCGCTCCGCCTTGAACAACAGGCGCAAGCTTCAGTGTTTAATTTATTCAAAAATGTGCTCCTTTTGGAAAGAAATATACAAGACGCGTTCACCAAAACTGTAGGAAACTCGTCCCCTCCCCTAAGCGCACCCACACCCCTCCCTACAGTCGCATCCCCTCAGCCTGAGGTCAAGCCCGTCTCACTGTACCCCTTGGACGTGAACGGATTTTATCGCGCCACAGGACCGTACGAGGTGACATTTTACGTCACGAGCGACCAGCCTTTGATTCCCGTCGGTGAGGGATGGACCGGTGATGGGTTCACAGGAATTATGGGCCAAATCCAGATTACAGGTGCGACTATGAAAAAGGGTGAAGGATACAATTGGTCTTTTACTTTACAGACCGACACCGATCAGAATATACAAGGCACACAAATGGCGACGGGCGCGATTCTTTATCCACCGTCCCAGTTCAAGTACCTGAGCAAAAGAGTCAAAGTTCCTGTTTACGGTTACTACACCTCAGAACTCAACAAGGTGGTGTTTTATTTCACTTCACCCCCGCCAACCCAAACGACTATAGGATGGATTATCACCGGGCTACCCACTTTCAAGGTTGATATGAAGATCACATCCTTCTCACAAGGTACATACGCCACTTTAGAAGCTATAGATGGAAGTGCAGCCCCATACAGTCCAGTCGACGTCTACGTCAATGGTGTACCGGCTATGATTCAGGAGCCCCTATTCACAAATACATTCACGCTGGGTAGATTCACGGCCTACGCGTCTCCTGATGTGGACATCCCAGATATTCCAGTTGAACTAAATCAAAACATTTCACTTGGAAATTACGCAAGCCAGCGTGATCTGAACACGGACGTGGTGTGGCAGGACGTGCAGCCACCGGGCAGGTTGTTCCCCGAAAGCAAGTACTTTGAAACAAAGGGTCAAGGATTCAGTTCTGGATCTCTTCTCGCGTTACAGGCGGTGGGCCCACAGGAAAAGTACCTCCTGACCGACGATATGACCAAGTCGCCGTGGAATCCAGCGTACAAGCACTACTCAAATTTTGTGATGTACCAAAAGGTGTACCCTTTCCCGCCACCAAGCCCGTATTATCAGGGACAAAGTGTTCAGATTGAGCTTCGGCCAACAGAGATGGGCCACCTGCTATCAAACATGTATCTCTCGGTGACTTTGCCACCTCTGGCTGGTTCCAACAGTTACACGAACAATGTTGGTCGCGCTCTAATCAAACAGGTTGACTTCTTGGTGAACGAAACCATAGTTGAAACGCTTTACGACGACTGGTACATCATTCGCGATCAGATGTTTTTAGATGCAGACGAGCAACTTGGGCTACAGACGGCGCTCAACGTCTCAAACGCCCAGGTTGGCGGAACAGTCACCATTCCTTTGGAGTTTTTCTTCTGCCGGCGTTACTCGCACAATAACAAAGGACGTGAACGCCTCCGCAAACCTTATTTCCCATTGTGCTCCATGTGGAATCAGCGTCTTTATATCCGATTTACTTTCAACCCCAACACGTGGTGGGCGAGTCTACCATCAAACACCTCCGTAGATATATACCCCCCGGGTACAACCTCATGGCCAAAGATTATTACAGAGGAAATTTTACTTGAAAATCCGGAAAAGTTGTACTATCAACACACTCCTCTCAAGTATATAGTTAACAGAGTTCAGAAAGAGTCTTCACTGTTCTTTAACAGCGCAAATCCTATTCTACAATTGACAGCCAGCTTTCCCGTCCAAGTCATTTCATGGTTTTTTAGAAACAAAAATTATGAGGACGTGACGAGTGGTAAATATTACAACTCGCGTTACAGCTACGGGTATACGACTCAATATATTCAAACAGGTATAGGGCTCCAATTTCCATCGGGAAATTCAAACTATGTGGACGTGATCAATAACGCCAAGATTACTCTCAATAACGTTGATATTCTGAGTACGTTCCAGGGTTCTCTCTACTATTCTTTTAAACAGCCCATGGAACATGGACTCTCAATTCCATCAAAAAACATCTACATGTATTCTTTTGGGTTAACTCCGAAAGAATACAATCAGGGAGGGTATCTTAATTTTTCAAAATTAAATTCACAAACTACCAGTCTTCAAATTAACTTCAATCAAGCTTATACTAGTCAAATTATTACTGGATACAATTTGTACCTATTTTACTATGGGTACACTCTTCTACAGTTTCAGGGAGGCTTTGCTTCTCTTCCATTCCTCTAAGAACCTTGATAATTCCGTTAGAAATTGCCCATCTCAGAAAGTTGAGCTGTGCGCACGTGGTCGTCAACCCTTGGAACTCTGTCCGCTCTGTTCTGCAAAACGGATCAAAAAGCTTTTTACTGTACCCGTCCAGACTGGACTTGTAAGCCACGTGTACCGTAAACACCTTGCCACTCGGAGCCGTGAACGTCACGTGGTTATTCTTGGAGTAGTTTGTCACGAACCACTCCAGTTTGCGAAGGGACGGGCCCTTGCCATTACCAATTATGCTATGAAGTTGTTCACGATTCTCGGGAATCTCAAAAAATTTAGTCAGACTCGCGAGAAGTAGATCAGACTTGGACATTAACTACTTTAGTTTCAAAATCTCTAAGCTCCGACTCACTCCCAAGGAGCCTTTTCTTCCGTCACCTGGACTTCTACCTGCGGCTTCCCCTGAGGAGATTGGCCTTGATGAAACCCACAATAGCCATTCTCTTTCGGCATTTTGAGACAGCGCTGTTTACTTCTGAGAATTCCTTTGCAAAAATTGCATTCAATACTCAATGTATCTTTTATGAGACGTTCAATAGGGATGTCGTAGAGGCGCGAAACGACGTCTAAAATAGCCCGAGTCTTGAGGCTCGTGCGCCGCTCCACCTCCTCCTCTATGAGTTGTATAATTTGGTGCTGCAACGCAGCCATACCTACTCTAAAGGCGCAGCTTTTATGCCACCAGCAAACCTCGTCAGGAACGCCTTGCGCGCCTTGAGCTCTTCGGTGCACTCCGTCTTGGCCATGAACTTTTTGTCAAAAATCAAGTCGGCGCTGACGAGCGGCTCTAGAAGGTCCTGTACGGGTTTCTTGAACTGGTTCGTGAAGTAGTACTGGTAATCAATCGGGACATTCTTGTCACGGACCCATGTGGGGTCCTCAGCCTTTTCAAACATCCTGCCTTCACCCTTCACGATGACAAACGGCACCCGGTCACCTTGCTGCGGCTCTGAACCGGGAGCACGCGCCTTGATCTTGTCACGCACCGCCACGTGAGCCATAGGCACCTTGTACGCCGACGCGAGCTGCTTGCTCATCAAAAGGGAATCCATGGGCACCTGACCATGCATGAGCTTCTTTGCCGCGTCCCGCGCCTCTTGAATAACCGGCGTCGGGTCGCTTGACTCTAGAATCATACCCAAGAGCTTTTTGAGCGTCTCTCGCACGAAAGGACAGCTGTCACGGCGGACCACTTGCAGACCCTTGACGTCAATCTTTTTGAAACTCACCGTCACAGTCCCGTCGGGACTGGTCTTTCCTTCATACATCTTTGCTGCGTAACGCTTTTTTGAGTACAGGAAATAAGGGCAATAAACCTTCTCAAGTTCCAGATCGTTAGGCGCTTTGAAGAGTTTCGTGCATTGCTCAGCAGCCTCATTACCGAGTTTCCAAGAGTAGTCTATCGCATCTTGGCCTTTGCGACCCTGCACATCAAACTCCACCATCACAGAGTCCGTGTTCTTCACGATCATACACCCGACACCGGCCTGAAAGGTCCCGGCCTCCGTCTCGAGGTCGTAGACGTAACCGTCCCATGAGTCGTGAAGGATATCTATCTTCTTGATTGCGTAAGGATTCTTCCGGAAGGATGATTTGGTAAATGTGAGTCTGAAAACATTACTCTTGTCTAAACGCGTATTCAGAGAGACCTTGAACCCTAGCGACGTCAGAAACATGAAGTACCACTGAGCCGTAACCTGATTCTTGGTGTCTATCCGAAGGCACCCACCAACCTCGTTATCACGACGGCACCCGTCGCTCGCCCACAGACCTTGAAAGAAGGAATCATGACCCATGGCCTCGAGTGGCACCTTCTTTGCTTGACCGTCGTAGCACAGTGTGCGCCAAGTTTTGACGAGTTTGACAATGTCACCGCGTGGCGAAAGTTTATAGACTCCGGAACTCTCAAGGGTGTCCATTATAACAAACTTGTAGTCAGGGTAGAGCACCTCGAGGATATCTTTGCAATTGTTTAGTAAGTCAATATTCTGATTGTTGATTGCCCACGTCGCCTTGGATCCCGAAGGACACTGATAATGACCACATGAACCATCACCGACGAACATTCCGAGTACAAACAAGAACTCGTCGGAGAATGACGACCCATTAGAACTAGATGGAAATGAATGAAACAGCTCTTGACCCTGAGCAACATCAACAGGCTTGAGTAATTCACACGCGGGGCTCAAGAGTGAATGATCTTCCGTCACGTCGACCAGCCCGGTGTGGGTCAGGACTCGCCAGATCTTCTTTTGACACTTGTGCCTGATAACACGCTTGATCGGCTGCCAGCCGAGGTGCGTCCACGCATCCAAGTCCGAGAGGTTGCACTGCTCCTTGTCCGTTCCTTCTTTGAGGAAGCCTGGATAATCACTCCACGATTCTGCAAGGTTCTCAATTTTCTGGACCGATACCACGTCACGTCGTCGTATGAGCACTGGCGTCTCGGGCATCACAGAGTCACCGTAGCGAACCTTTGCTCCCGGGAAGTTCGCCTCCACATAGTTCTTCGTTTCATCAATCATCTGTCGTCCTCGCATTGTGACGGTTGATGCGATGGCGACGCACGGAAGCATGCCCTTAGAAGCACCAGTAAACCCATAAATTGAGTTCATGCTAATTTTATAGGCCAACTGTTGACCGTTGTAAATAGCCTCCATAGGCGTTCCTTCATTTTGGGCCATCAACTTCTTTGCCTTTTTGCGGAACGCCTTGAGGTCCATGAGGATGGTTGGGAGAAGGGAAACCACACCCTGTGCGAAACGATGCGGCCCGTACTGCTCGTACTCAACCCCAGGCAGGTTGTCGTACTTGGGGTCCATCACTAGCGTAGAATAACACAAGTTGTGAGCACACATGATGCTCGGGTACAGACTCGCAAAGTCAAGTGCCGTGATGGGCCCATAGTAAGCCCCGGTCTGTGCGTCAAGCACCGTCGCACCCTGGTAACCATCAGAGGCGCCTGCAACCATCGGCGGTTGTTTAAACGTTGGAATGATGAAATTGAGCTCTCGGGCCTTCTTGGCCATCTGCGAAAACACCTTGATTTGCTGTCCACGCTCACTCAAAAACGAAAGGGGGACCCAACACGCCTTGGCCATCTCTATGACGTTCTGGATTTGGCAGAGCTTCTCCATGAGCGCGTGCGGCAGCTCAGTATCCTTGATACAGTACGCCGCCACCTCACCCAAGAGTTTGGGGTCACCGCCTGCAAAACGCGAGAAAATCTCTTTGACCGGCATGTCATTTTTCTGATCTTTCAGAAAGTGCTTGGACACGTTGTTTAGCGAGTAGCTCTCAAGCTTGTGCTCACGCTTCACATCCTGGAATAGATCAAACACGTACCGGCCCTTCATGGGCGTCATCTTGAGGAGGTTGTTACCGAGTGCGCTTGAGCTCAGGTTCTTTTCAGTCACCTTCTCAATCGGAGAGTCCTTCACGCGACCCCATATCGTACTCGCACCGGTGAGCACGGCCCTAAAATGCAGAAACTCCAAATCAAACCCAAAGATGTTCCACCCAGTCAAGATATCGGGATCTGTTTTGACGAGATATTTCTGAAAAGCATCAAGGAGCTCCTTCTCAGTCTTGAACGACTCCACATCCTCGCTCTCCGTCTCTTTGAGGCACAGGCACTTTCTGTCAATGAAGCCGGATTTACCAAACGCCTTGGTCGTCATGCCAATCTGAAACACGACGTCATGAGGGTTGCGCGGGTCGGGGAAGGCCCCAGTGCTAGAGTAGCACTCAATGTCAAAGGACATGATCTTCAGTGGTGCGATGTCGTCACGTTCCAGCGGTGTGATGAATCGCCAGTTTGGCGCCCACAGATTCACATCGCACGTCGTCTCTGTATCAGGCTCGCACAGACCAGGACTGATCCATCCAGTAGAAGTGCAGCCGGACACGTGCATGAAACGGAGTACCGGGTCAATATTTGACTCGTACACACGGCACCCTGCAAGTTCTGGCCACTTCGCATTCTCTATGGCCCACGCGAGTCCACGGAGCGCGCGATGCGACTTGAAAGTCACTTGAATAAAATCAGAAAGTGCTTCGTTCTGGAAGCCCCACAGATCCTTGGCGCGCTTCGCTTCAGCCTTTGAGCACTTGGTCTTTACAAAATCCAAGATTTCCTTGGTCAATTTTCGGGGTTTGATATAGAAAAACGGTTGGAATGGAGTTCCCAAACACACCGACCGCCCATCTTCAGCCCGACCAAAAATCCTGATGGCAAATTGGTCGTCCTGGTCTTGCCCCTCCCAAGCGATTGCTTGGAAAGGGACCATCTTATAAATTTAAGGGTTTAGTTTTCTAAGTAAGTGACGCCTCGAGGATATGATACACAAAGTCGGTCAACCAGAGAATAGAAACTGGATTTTTGTTCTGAAAAGCGATCCATGCAAATATGGCTGACGCGATCATCTGAGGTAAATCTATTTTAGGATCGAAAAGCTTGAATGATCTTCCAGAATCTTTTACGAATTCCATTGTTAGCCAGAAATACGGAATGCCAACAAGACCCGCTATAATTACAGGCACTGGCCAGTCCGCCGTTCGCGTCGCCCACACAACACCCAACGAACTCACCAACAGAGCTAAAATAAAGAACTTGGTTTTCCTGTCCGAGACTTCTTTAATCATAATCCTGTATTCCCATTGACGTTTCACGTGCATGACGAGCGCAGTCACAAGAAACGCAATTTCATATACGTTTTTTGAGTTTGCGAGTAAATAGAGTATACTGGCGTCAAAGGCAAGCTCGATCGGCCAGTAACTCATTGGCTCCATTAATTATTATATTGATTTAAATACCAGTGGATCCGAAACCACCGATTCCGCGCACGGTGACGAGCCCCGTGTTCTCACTCGGCACCTCAACAACCTCCGCCACCGTAAAGTTCTCTAGGATGAGCTGAGCGATGCGGTATCCTGGGCGGATCACGAATGGCTGTGGGTCCAGATTCTGAAGAACCACCTTGACCTCACCTGTATAGTCTGGATCAATCACGCCCGCCAGAACGTCCAGACCGTGCTTCACGGCCAGTCCAGAGCGAGGTGCAATACGTCCATAAGTTCCTGGCGGGAGCTGAATTGTAAGTCCGGTCGCGACGACGATACGCCGGCCTGGTAGAATAACGTAGCTGTCAGTGCTGAATAGGTCATAACCAGCCGAGCCTGCGGTGGCGCGAACTGGCAGAGTTGCAAAAGGACTAATCTTTGTAACATTGAGAGCCATTATGGTATTTCCACGTCGGTAAGCTTTATATAGAGAGTTGACTGGTGTAAACGTCAGATGGCATTCAAGTCTCTACTTCTGGACATTGATGGGGTCCTGATCCGTGACAAACTTCTGTTGGAGCACGTCAAGGAAAATTGTGCGGAATATGTTCGTTCAAAATTGCCAGAGTCCAAGAATCCACGTGAAACCAACCGACTCTTGTATATTTCACATGGCCACACGGCGCGTGGATTGACGAGCGCATTCGGAATTGACACAAGTGATTTCAATGCCAAGGTGTATGACAAGAGTCTCATGGACCACCTCGCTGAGGTCATTTACACATCGGAGTTTCAGCAAGAGGCCAAGGATATTCATGAGCTGGTCCGAAGCGACTGGAACGTGAATTTATTTACAAACGCCCCCATTGAGTGGGCCGCCCCTATTGCTCGCGCCATCGGTGATGAAGTGTTCATCTCGTGCGCGGCATCGGACGTGTCGAAGAGCCCCATCAAGCCGGAAGCTGGTGCGTATACCCAATTTGCAAAACATCATACTCATATTTACGTTGATGATTCTCTCAAAAATATAGGAACCGCCCGATGGCTTCCAAACTGGCATCCGGTGTATTTCAATGAGGGCCCTACGGAGGAGCGCCTATGGTGCCCACAGGTGAGCTCCATTTGGGAACTGTGCATGTACGTCAACTCGGTTGACAAGTGGATAAGCGATAATCACAACGTGTAAAAAATGTAATATAAGACTAGATGAGCTGTGCAAGACCGGAGCAACTCTATGTGATCCTTCCGTATTTCAATTTTTGTGGATTTAAAAAACGTCAAGAACTTTTTATAGAATTCGTCCAGAGGTACAGCAGTCACGTGAAACTCGTGGTCGTGGAAGCGGAGGGTCCAGCTCCCCTCGGCCGCCTACCCGTTTTCAAGCACATCAAGTTCAGTTCTGATAGTAAAGTGTGGCTCAAGGAAAACCTGATTAATTTAGGAGTGAAAACCCTTCCACGGAACTGGAAGTACATGGCGTGGATTGATGCCGACATTCAATTTTTGAATGAAAATTGGGTCCAGGAAACGATAGACGAGCTTCAAACGGCTGACGTGGTCCAGCTCTGGCAGAGCGCCATAAACTTGGGGCCCAAGGGGGAAACTCTCAAAATAGACAAGAGCTTTGCGTACATGTTTATCGGGAGTGGCACGAAATGGTCACCCTCGGACAAGTACGGATTTTGGCACACGGGATACGCATGGGGCTGTACCAGACACGCGTACAACATCATGGACGGTCTGATTGATTGGGCCATTCTCGGTTCTGGGGACCGTCACATGGCCATGTCGCTCGCAGGTCTCGGCTCTCACTCGTTTCCCAGTAATATTAGTGAAAATTACAAGATTCTTTTGAAAATACATGAGTCTCGTGTAAAGATGTTTAAAGTGTCTTGGGTCAACGGCACAATCGTGCACTTCTGGCACGGCGCGTTCGCTGACCGGCGCTACAGAGAGCGATGGGATATTCTTACGAAAAATAATTTCAATCCTTTTGAAGACATTGGATACACGGACCGAGGTCTGGTTCAACTGTCTGAGAAGGGTCGGAGGTTTGAAAAGTTATTGGACGATTATTTTACTGGCCGTAGGGAGGATGGGACGGAGACGTCACCGGCGCCTTAAATTGTTGTCGGGGTCAAAGCGCGTCGCGTACCATGCTCTAGGCGCCTTGCCTTTCGTGACGAGCACGTACTTATATGTTCTCGCAATGGCCCACTGAGGAGCCGTCGCTCCTGGACGGCTTCCACCCGTTTTCCACGCCTTGAGGCCCCGGTTATAAACGGTGTTGAGCGTAGAACGGCTTATGCCTGTACGACGCGCAATAGCCTCCTTGTTAAATTTTAGACCCGGGTAGGTTTTATGAAATAAAACCGTCCACTTGGACTTGCGTTTTGTCGCAAACTTGTTTGACGTGCTCAGTCCCAGTTTACTGTACGGCGTCCTGCGCCGTCTCAAAAGTTCCCTCTCGCGTCTGAGTTTCATCGTCTGACTCAGACCTGAGAAGTAGCGTTCGGGCCACCGACGCCCAATTGTGATGTGACGTGGATGACGCTTCATCTATAAAGATTATGTATATTAGTTTTATAATGTGGACCATTTGGTTGGAACACGGTGATATACCACTTGAACCCATGGGGCGATTTCGCGACGAAGATGAGATGTGGGACAATGTGAGCATCATTATGAACGATTCACGATGGCGCGGCTCCACATGCTACGTCAAGGATGGAGACGCCGTCATCTGGCACAGGAGAATTCCTACTAAAAAGGGAAATATCTAAAAATAGTATGGGACGCATGAGCCTCCCGCCGTGGTGTACGACGCGGGCATCTGCCCTGGGGGGCACAGGCCTATGAACCCCTCACTGATGTACCCTGATGCCGTGCGGTTAAGCAGGAGCAGGACAATGAGGGCGGCTAAAACGATATACAGCGACTTCATTTACTTATAGTTGGGAAAAAGACTCTGGACGCGCTGGACTGGAAACTCGCGAAGCTCGGCAGGCGTTCCCATCATCAGGCTCTGGGCGCGGCCCGTCTCACTGATGATCGGTGCGTAAATGGTCGTGATGGGGCGCACGTACGTGTCGGATGGGATGCCGACGAGCGACGACTCAATGCCCTTTGGCAGACAGTTGAAGCTCCACCCTGCCCACGTGCTGTTGACTGGGGAGGGAACGTAGCCGGTCGGGCAACTCGTGGAGGCGCGGGGCTTCTGCCACACGAGGAAAAGGATAACGACAAGGGCCAGTATGATGATTGCAGTCTTCATTTACTAGAGACGAATATTTTTGTTTACAAATAATAAATGTACCGCAACCGAAACAATGCGAACCTCGTAGAGGAACTGCAGGGTCGCCAGATAGCTGTCGCTACGATGAATATGCCAGCAGCTTACAAGAATTTATACAGGGCTCAGATCGCCGCCATCAAGCAGGAGATGGCCCGTCGTTCACGGGCGGCTGCTGTTGCTAGAAACGCGCCTCGCCGTCCCGCCCGGGCAGCCAAGGTTATTCAGAAGGCTTTCAAAAACATGTATTATGAACCAAACAATAACGGAATGGGACTGCGTGGACGCGGCTACCGCATGGCGATGGCTCGTGCGCGTGGAAATAACGCCGCTCAGGTGGGTCCCCGTGAGCGCATCACGGGTCTGCTCCGCACAAAGCTGAACAACCTTCGTCGCCAGACGAACCGTGGCGCGATGGTTAACATCTACAACGGCATGTACAACAAGTGGATGGCGGCAGGCGGCTCACACGGCGCCAAAATCCTGAACAATGCCCAGCTGCTCATGCATCGTCGCGGCCTCATCATGTGATAAAGTACAGGGTCGCTTAATTTTCAACCAGAAATGGGTTGGGGAATCTCCATCGACCAGGATGAGAATGGCTTTGTGTGCTGCGGAGACGCCGACTTTGAGACGGGTCCAGAGGATTACGAGGGCTACCCGCCATGTAGTTATAACATGATCTATGAGGGGGTCGAAGAGTATCATCGCGACATCGATTCGGCACGTGACGAGTTTGGCCTAGAGGCTGCCCGCGAGCAGGCCTGGGAGGCTTTCGCCGCCGCCAAGAGACGCTGGCGCGGTATGAATCACGATGAGCGGTGGAAGATTCACGGAGAGTGGATGGTTGAGAAGCGCGCTGAAATCAAGGCGTGCGTGGTGGACAAGGAGGCGCGAAAGGCCAAGAACAAGGAGATCAAGGCGTTCAATCACGCGCCAGTCGTGAAGCTGGAGGACGAGATCAAGGCTCTCGAGGAGCGTCTTGCCCGGAAGCGTGCCGAGCACGCGGAACTGCGCGCGCCTCTCACGAAGCTCGAGGCCGAGTACGCCGATATCACGCAGCCGGACCGCGACAAGCAGGCGCTTCAGGAACTCGTGGATATTGAAAAGGCGTGGGCTCGTGACCGTTAAATTCTTTACTAAAATTAATGAACAACTTGGCCGTGCTGGGGCCAAATAAACTACTCAACAAGAGTCTACGGAAGAATGCCCGTAGACTCGTGCGTGAAACCATAAACCGAAACTGGTTCAGAAACGCCTACAAGGTCAGTAACCGACATTACACGGTGACGAATACAAACGGACAGTTGGTCGGATTCGCCCTGATTAACAAGAATCACAGAAACCAAAAGGGTGACGTGCGCATACGACTCATAGGGACGAATAAAGGGCGGGGAATAGGGAGAGTGCTCATGGAGCGCATAATAGACAACGCGCGCCAAAGGGGACTAAAGACTGTGACGCTAGAATCGGTTCCAGAAGCTCGTGCATTTTATAACAAGATGGGCTTCAGACCCATAGGTATAGGGAGCAATATGCGGTTCAATATACAAAGATCACCTTCTCGCCCGTCTCCAAGGCGGCGCGCATCTTCACCAGCGTCTTCTGTGCGGCGGTCTGCGACCCCTCAAAAGCCCCACCCTTGAATTCCTCTTCAAAATTATCAACGTCCTCCTTCGTGATGACCATGGTCTTGTTGCGCCACGACACGCCCGCGCACGGCATGAGGCCCGCGGCTGATGCAGCGTCATACGCCTTGTTAAAGTCTTTTTGTGTAGGGAACGCCTTGTCCTGATAAAGGGTGTTGATCCAACTCAGGACGTCCGGATCACTGAATTCGCCGAGCTTGTTCTTCCA